GGTCTGAAGCACGTGACTTTAGTCACGTGAGGTTCACAGACGTAAAAGAAATGGTTCCATTTGTATAATTAACCACCAGTCGAGAGGCCGGTGGTATTTTTGTGCCCATTTGTTAAGAAAGAGAGGATCAGAGAATGATTGAGGTGCGCGTTCGTAAAAACGAAATTAAGGTGTCCGGTCATGCAATGTACGCACCGCACGGGCAGGACATCGTCTGTGCGGGTGTTTCCAGCCTTGTGCGGACGCTGATCCGCTCGATCGAGGATCTGACAAGGGATGAAATAGAATACGAAGTATCGCCCGGCTGGGTTGATATACAGTATGGGAATCTATCAGAGAGAGCAAGAACTCTGGTGGATTCCTTTTTTGTCGGCATCTGTCTGATGGTCGATGAATTTCCGGAGCATGTCAGGATCGTGTAACCGATGTGACCGAAATGTCGTTAAACTATGATTCCGGAGCAACGGCACGGGGCTATTACAGAACGGGACGGGGCAGAAAGGACAGAAAAATAATGAAGCGCAAAAACAACCATTATCATTGGAGAATCCCGATGATCAACCTGCAGGTATTTGCAGACGGCGAAGGAGACGGCAGCGGAGCCGGAGACGGAAACGAGGACGGAGCTGGAGCAGGTTCTGGAGATAGCGGCAATGAGATGTCGTTTGATGATTTTCTGGGGCAGGCAGAGAATCGCGCGGAGTTCGACCGCAGAGTGCAGAAAGCGGTAAATACAGCAGTGACCAAAGCGCAGGAAAAGTGGCAGGCGCTGACTGATGATAAGCTTTCAGAGGCGGAAAAGCTGGCGAAGATGACAAAGGAAGAGAAAGCGGAGTATAAAAACCGGAAGTTGGAAAAGGAACTGGCAGATCTGAAACGGCAGAATTCGCTCTCGGAAATGTCAAAGACGGCCAGAAAGATGCTGGCAGATGAAGAAATCAACATCCCGGATGAACTTCTGGCACATCTGGTATCGGAAAGCGCTGAGGATACCAAGACGGCAGTCGAAGCTTTCACAAAGATGTACAAGGATGCAGTACAGGCTGCCGTAAAAGATGCCCTGAAAGGAAATGCCCCAAAGGGCGGATCCGGCGGAAAAGGCGCTGTGACAAAAGAACAGATTCTTGCAGTCAGCAACCCAATTGAACGGCAGCGGCTGATTGCGGAAAATATTGCATTATTTCAGTAGGAGGAAAACAGCATGCATAGAATTGGAAAATTAGGGCTGCAGGTATTTGCGGCACCGGATAACATGACAGGTCAGGAACAGATCCAGGTAAAAGCCCGCGAGATTGATTTCGTAACATCTTTCGGCAAAAACATTCAGGCGCTGCTTGATGTCCTGGGCATTATCCGAATGATCAAGAAAGATAACAACACCGTTTTAAATACAAAAAAGGTGACAGGAAACCTGCAGTCCGGTGAGGTCGCAGAGGGCGAAGAGATCCCGTACTCCCAGTACGCTGTGGAAGAAATTCCGTTTGATACTATTAAAATCAGCAAGTATCGTAAGGGAGTAACCCTGGAGGCAATCGCGGAAAAGGGATATGATGCCGCAGTACAGGATACCGACGAAGAGTTCAAAACCGATCTGCAGAACGTTGTCATGGATAAGCTGTACGCACAGCTGAAAGCAGGTTCTCTGACTGGCCATGAAAGCACTTGGCAGATGGCGGTTGCTATGGCAATCGGAAAGGTTAAAGATAAGTTCAAAAAGATGAGAAGAACGGCTACCGGCGTAGCAGTATGGGTAAATACACTGGATGTGTATAAATATATCGGTGCCGCGGATATCTCCCTGCAGACAGCGTTCGGCTTTGAGTACATGAAGAAATTCCTTGGCGCTGATGTTGTCTTCGTAAGCTCTGAAATCCCGGAAAACGTGGTCATTGCTACTCCGCTCAACAACATCATCGGATATTACATCGATCCGGGCGACTCTGAGTTCGTAAAAGCTGGCCTCAGCTATACAACGGACCCGACTACTCATTTTATCGGTTTCCATGCACAGGGTACTTACGAGAGAGCAATTTCGGATCTGTACGCTATTATGGGTCTGCGCTTATTCTGTGAGTACCTGGATGCCATCGCCTACATCTCTGTTGGTGGCGCGGATACGCAGACTCTTGGAAAACTGACCGTAACGGCGGCAGAAGGATCTGAAACAGGAAAAACAAAGATCTCCGTAAAAGAGCAGCTGATGTCTATGAAAAACTGTTGGAAGTACAAAGATGCGGCATCCGCGACTACCGTGAAATACGGCGATGACGTGAAAAACTGGAGCAAATGGGATGGAGAATCCGAAATTGCATCTACAGCGGACCATCACATCACGCTGGTTGAGTGCGACCAGAACTACAAAGCAGTTCGTTCCGGCGACGTAACAGTAGCTGTGAAGAGCTGAGAAGGAGGAACCTATGTACAGGGTGATTGAATACTTTACGGATCTTCATGACGATGACCATGAGTACCGAGAGGGTGATGTTTTCCCACGCGAGGGAATCAAGGTATCGAAAGAGCGTCTGGAAGAGCTTGCTTCGGATAAAAACCTGCGTGGAACCCCGGTGATCGAACTGGTAAAAGAACCAGAGAAGTAGGAGGCAGCCTATGATCGAAGATCTGAAACTGCTTCTTGGGATGGAAGATACAGACAAAAAGACAGAACAGCAGTTACAGCTGATTCTGAATGCCACGAAACAGCGGCTGAAATTTCTTCTTGGCGGTCTGGAGCCGCCGGAAGAAATGGAATACATCATATTGGATGTTTCAGTCATTCGATTCAACCGAATCGGATCAGAAGGGCTCTCCTCTCACAGTGTTGAGGGCGAGAGCCTTTCCTGGTCTGAAAATGATTTTGCCGGGTACATGGATGATATTCAGTCTTATCTGGACAGCCAGCGGGAGGCAAGGAAGGGAAAGGTGAAGTTTCTGTGAGATACGATACGCCAATTTTCTTCCGGCGAGTCCTGCCGGGTGAGTATGATCCAACGACTGGAAACTATGCCGACGATCAGGTAACAGAGGTGCGGAAAATGGCATCTGTGATGGATACGCGGGCGGAAATCATGCGGATCGTATACGGCGGGATCCGTCAGGGCAGCGTGACAGTGCAGCTCCAGAACCATTATCAGAAGCCGTTTGACAGGATCCGGATTGGAAACACGACCTACAAAGTGGACTATACGCGGAAATTACGTGTGAAACAGACTTTTATTTTATCGGAGGTGGTTTGATGCCGAAAATCAAGCTGGAAGGAATGGAGAAGCTGCAGGTCAAATTGAAGAAAAATGTGCAAATGAACGATGTTAAGCGGATTGTGAAAAGTAATGGGGCAGCCCTGCAGGAGTCGGCGCAGAGAAAGGTACCGGTGGATACTGGTAACTTGAGATCCGGGATAGCGGTCTTACAGCGGAAGTGGAGCCTACAGCAGAGTATGCGGCATACGTGGAGTATGGAACCCGATATATGAACGCACAGCCGTATATGCGCCCTTCCTATACAGCACAGAAAGAGAAATTCAAATCTGATCTGAAAAAGCTTACGAGGTGACACGATGGATCCACAGCAGGAATTATTCAGTGCATTGCTTCTGGAATTGAAAAAACAGTATCCAGGCAGTGTGTATGACACGTTTTTACCGTCGGAAGGCACACCATATCCGTTTGTCTATCTGGCAGACAGTGATTTGAATGACAGAGCCAATAAAACAGCCGTGTTCGGCATTGTAAGCCAGACAATCCACGTCTGGCACGACAATCCGCGGCAGCGAGGCACAGTTTCACAGATGATTCTGCAGATCAAGCAGATTTGCAGACAACTGGAACATACCGGCAGCTTCTCCTGGTCCGTGCAGGACTTGAATCAGAGAATATTGCCGGACACAACTACCAACCAGCCACTTCTTCACGGCATCGTGGAAGTGACTTTTTTATTCAGTTAGGAGAACAGCATGAGAAAAACAATTGATTTACAGTTATTCGCAGATGCGGTACGTGGTAAAAAGATCGTTTATCTGTACCGCCTTAAAAAAGATGCGGCTAAAAATGCAGCTACAGCATTAGCGTTTACGACAGAGAACGGCAGAACGACAAGCAAGGATGCCGATACCACAGAGACCAAGGACGGCACGATTCGAACCCCGGGAGCAGCCGAGGTTGAGATTACGGCAACCAGTATTCTTGCCAAGGGCGACACACTGATCGACTCTCTTGAAGATGCCATGATCAATGATGAACTGGTCGAGATCTGGGAAGCAAATCTGGATGAACCAGCATCCAGCGGAAGCAATAAATTCAAGGGAAAATATTTCCAGGGTTACGTAACGGAGCTGGAAAAGACTTCGAATGCCGAGGATATGGTAGAAGTATCCCTTACCTTTGGCGTAAACGGAACCGGCGAGAAAGGCGATGTGACAGTGACAGCCGCACAGCAGGAAGTAGCGGCATACGTATTTACAGATACAACTAAAACAGGAGCGTAAAAATGCAGAGGGCGAGCAATCGTCCTCTTTTTTGAACAGTAAAGGAGAAAAATGATATGGAACTTACAATCAATGGACAGGTGTATCAGTTTAATTTTGGCATGGGATTCATGAGAGAAATGAATAAAAAAGTAACTATGCCGGTAGACGGAGTAAAAGATGCTAAGAAGAATATTGGCCTGAGATACGCTGTGGCAGGGATCATGGACGGAGATGTAGAGTCTCTTGAGGATCTGTTACTCGTAGCGAATAAAGGGCAGAATCCGAGAGCAACTACAGAAATTCTGGATGAATATATTGATGATCCGGATACCGATATCAATCAGCTCTTCGAAGATACGATGGGTTTCTTAAAGAGTGCAAATGCTACGAAGAAATGCGTCCAGAATCTCGAGAAGACGATCGAGGAAGAAAAAGCGAAGAAGTAGGCGATATAACTCATGAAGAGGCGAGCTTCGAAGAACAATACCGGGAAGCTGCAATCAGCTGCTTCCGGTATTTGGGATTCACATCGTTTGAGCAGGTTGATCGTCTGACGATAGCACAGTACGAAATTATGATGGAAGCGCTGAGATATCGGATAGTAGACGACGAATACAGGGCACATCGGCAAGCCTTTCTGAATTTTGCTGCCCAGGCGCAGAAAAAATCTGGGAAGAAAACAGTGCCAGTATACAAAAGATTCCGAAATTTCTTCGACTATGAAAAAGAATTAAAAAATGTGAAGGAAAAGAAACATAAGAAGAGCGATCCGCGTTTTGTTGGAATATCCAAGTTGTTAAAGAAAGGAGGGCGAACAGATGGCAGAATCTTATAGCGTAAAAGCGGTTTTGTGCGCGGAAGATAAAAACTTCTCGTCAATGATGAAATCATGTAGCAGTTATGCTGATAATCTGAAAAATACGCTTACAAGTGGAATTGGATTTGGTGCTATGGCGGCGATTGGATCCAAGGCAGTCTCGGCAATCGGAAGCGGACTGAAAAGCTTGACTGCTGGTGCAATAAGCGCTGGCGCGAATTTTGAGAATGCTATGTCGTCTGTAGCAGCTATTTCCGGAGCTACAGGATCCGACTTTGATAGACTGTCTGAAAAGGCAAAACAGCTTGGAAAATCCACGCAGTACACCGCAAGCGAGACAGCTTCTGCGATGGAGTATATGGCAATGGCCGGCTGGAAAACTGAGGATATGTTAAATGGAATCGAAGGTGTAATGGATCTAGCCGCAGCGTCGGGAGAAGATTTGGCAGGCGTTTCTGACATTGTAACAGATGCGATGACAGCGTTCGGCTTATCAGCAGATGGCACAACCAAAATTATTAAAGATGGTTTTACGAAAGAAGTTTCTAACGCTTCACATTTTGCTGACGTTCTTGCAGCGGCTTCGGCCAATTCCAATACAAATGTTGCCATGTTGGGTGAATCATTTAAATATGCGGCTCCGGTAGCTGGATCGTTAGGCTATAGTGTAGAAGATACAGCCATCGCTCTCGGTCTCATGGCTTCATCAGGATTGAAAAGCAGCATGGCCGGAAGTAGCCTTCGAACTATTCTGACGAATCTTGCAAAGCCAACAGATGATATCAGTGACGCAATGGATTATTTGGGCATATCGTTGCAGAATGGTGATGGCTCGATGAAGTCTCTGATGGACATTGTAACCGATCTGCGCGGTGCATTTGGACAATGCAAAATGCCAATGGATCAGTTCCAAGAGAACCTTGCAAAACTTGACGAAAAGTATGCCAATGGAGAGCTGACAGAAAAGAAGTATAATGAAGCATTAGCAGATTTAACGGAAAAGGCTTATGGAGCAGAGGGAGCGTTAAAGGCCAAATACGCTGCTACGTTAGCTGGAAAAGAGGGTATGTCAGGTCTGCTTTCAATCGTGAGTGCGGCACCAGAGGATTTTGACAAGTTAACCAATGCCATTTATAACAGTGACGGTGCAGCCAAAGAAATGGCAGAGATCAAAATGGATAATCTTCAGCATGATGTCGTGAAACTGCAGTCTGCTATGGAAGGACTTGGAATTAGATTGCTGTTTTTCACCCTGTATTTTCCTTGTTTTGCGTTATCTTTTTCTTTCGTTTTTGTCTTTTGATGCTCTCTGTTCCTATTTTTGCAACTTTCTATTACCAACTCATTACCAGGCATCCAGGGCGACCCGCTCCGTGCTGCTGGTCCATGTATAGTTAAACGTGTTCACGCCAGTTCCCTGCATGGCGCTGTTCCTTATCCGGTCATCATCAGCGAAGAATGGGAGCAGGTAACGCCGTCGGCTGGGTTGCCGAAGCTCCCGCAGCGCTTTGTTCTCTGTCTGGCGCACAGATTCCGGCGTGGTTCCCAACGTCTCCCCGATCTGCCGCAGTGTATAACCGTTTTCGTATCTCATCCGGATAACAGGCCCTTGCTTGCCCGGCAGAGCGTCAACAATAGGCCAGATGACCGCTTTGAGCTGCTCCCCCTGTATTTTATCGAGTACCTCAGAAAAGCCGTTTTCTGGCGCCGGTACAAGCTCTGCAATGGTTGTCCCCTCTTCATCGCCTACCGTTTTATCAAGGCTGACCACCTGCGTGCGGTGCTGATCGGCTTTCGTCTGCTCCAATACCGCCATACTGACACCCAGCAGGCGCGCCGCTTCCCAGTCCTGCGGATCACGCCCCAGTTTTGCCCGATACTGCTGACAGATCCGGTTATATTTCCCGATCCGCTCCCGCTGACCCACCGGAATGCGTACCGTATACCCGCAGTCGTCAATATACCGCCGCATTCCCTGTTTGATCCAGAACACGGCATAATGCAGGAAGGAAGCCCCGGCATCTGGCTGCCATGCATCCACGGCGTTGCATAGGCCTATAAAACCCTCCTGCATAAGATCTTCTATCTCGGCTTTGTTCCGGTACTGCTGGGCGAGCTTCCAGATCATGCCCCGGTTCTGCTCCCACAGCTTCTGCATATTGTCGGCGGTGTTCTCGCCCGCCTGGATCAGCTCAACAAGAATTTCATTTGTCATGCTTCGGCAACCTCCATACACTCTGAATATGTCAAAAGCCCGCGGGGATCATTCCACGGGCTTCTCACACTTTAAGGGGGATCGCAAACAAAAAGGGCGCGGGAGCAGTTGAAAAAATGCCATGCACTGACATTCTCAACCATTCCCACGCCCTCAAAAATCGGCTTCCCGCAGGACAAGCAGAAGGATGAAAGAAACCTGCAGGGGTACTTTTGTTTGCTGGTTTGCATTATACCACCTGTCCCCGGTCCCTCGCAATAATAAGTTTTCAAGGTTAGCATTTGTTAACATTTCTTATAGGTGTGCAGGTCTGCATTTGTCAGCATTCCTTATAAATACCAAACCTTAACATTTCTTAACCGCTCTTATAGATTTCAACCCCTAATACTTTTTGACTTCTTCGCCGTTTTGCTGTCGGTTAATTGCCACTTCTACGTATGCGCGTCTATATGCCCCATTCTGGCACTTTGCCACCTTATACGAAGAAGTTACCGGGTGGAGCAGTCGCAGCACCTCTTCCAGCTCGTCCGGTGTCTCATAGGATATTTTAATCTTTACCATGGTTGGCTCCTCTCTGTATCTCTTTTTGCACCATTGTTTACAACCGTAGGTTTGCCTACGCTTTGATAATCCTTGTAAAACCTTGTCATTTCCGCTCGCTTCATGTACAAGCGTGAAAAGTTCCACGGTTGCAATAAACTTTGAGAATGTAGTATTTTCTAGTATTTACGACTCTGAGCATTTCTGCGCATTCGTGGTTTTCTGATTGCTTCCGAACGTTCGCTTTCGCTCGCAACGTTTGCCGTATTCGTTTCGTTTTCAACTGTTTCATTTCTGGAAAGAGTTGGAAGACTATATAACCGGCGCAATGTTGGGTTTTGACAGGTTCCGGCCGTATGGCTTTGATATTGGCGTATCGCTCCCATAAGGGCCAGAACGTAGCTTTTCAAGGCTCTGTTGCTCCAATGCTGAACTGGTATCATTCTGGGGAATGTTGTGGAGCAGGGCGGCTCCGGTCGTCCGGTTCTGGTGTTGGTAGCACCGTTTCCGGAAGGACTGGAAAGCCCGGCAGAACCCGAAAAGCCTATTATACGCGCATACCGTGTTATATAACTTCTTCGT